TTTATGTGTGTGCGAAAAGATGATTATAGTTCAGCAAATGATTATCTTGCTTACATCAAAAAGAATGCGATCGATTGCGCCGCTGAAATGATACAAGTTGCAGCGATGGCACAGAAAGCAATTGATAGTAATGCGGTGAAGGAGTAAATCATGGAATTTGATAAAAGCAAGGTTTATACCGCGCTTAATGCGGAGGATTTACCGATTGGGAGTAAGTGTATTTTTGCGGATGATTTAGGAAACTTGAAACGCCTAGTGAATCTAGAGGACACCTCGCAGGTTTTAATCGCAATCAAAGGAGAATATTATAAATGTCGCTTTGAAATGGCAGAAGCTGACTGTATGGGAGATACTCTCTTCGCTTTAGCTTATCTTATCGAACCACCCGCAGAATCGAAATACAAACCGTTTGAAAGTGTTGAAAAGGCGATGGAAGCGATATTGAAACACGGCGGATGGATAAAATCAAAAGATGGAAATAAAAGTTTTTTTATCACCGGTTTTAACAAGAAGGAAAATGTTTTTTGCTTTGTGTTTGAATGTTGGCATTCGCTTAATTTTCTTTTTGCAAAATTCGTATGGGCCGATGACGGCAGTCCCTGTGGGGAATTGGTGGAGGAGTAAAGCAATGACAGACTACGATTTTGAAAATATTGCAGAGAGGGTTATCACCATTCTCAAGATTGTACTACTAGCAATAGTATGCGGAATTGGGTTACTGGCTTTAATTTCCGGGATTGCCGTTGCATTAGGCTAGAGAGGGAAACATATTATGCTCATATTTCCACTAAAAAAAGAATGGTATGAAAAAATCAAAAGCGGGGAGAAAAGAATAGAGTATCGCGAAGTTAAACCGTATTGGACGAAAAGACTGCTCCATGAAAAATATAACGACTACAGTGCTGCTCGATATCCCAGCAAGATGTATTCCATACTCAAAAGATATTCGGAGCCGTGCTTTTTTCGTTTAGGCTACACAAAAGAAAGGCTAGACGCATGGATCACAAAAATTGAGGTTGTAGACGGTAAAGATACGGATTTACACATAGATAAACCGGTATACGCAATCCATTTTAAAGACGTAAGAGGGGTACCATACCCAAGATGATTCTCTGGGAACCGCAGCCGAAGCAGCAGCTTGCCCTTTCGTGCCCGGCGTTTGAACTTTTTTACGGGGGAGCGGCAGGCGGGGGTAAAAGTGATTTCTTGCTTATGGACTTTCTAGCCGGTTGTAATGAAGGGCGCGGCGCGTGGCGGGGAATACTATTCAGGAGGACGTATAAAGAGCTTGAGGATTTGATTATCAGGGCGAAGGAGCTTTATATTCCGCTTGGGGCGCACTATCATAAAACTGAAAATGTTTTTACCTTTCCGACCGGTTCCTTTTTGCGCTTGCGCTATTTAGAGCGCGACGAGGACGTCGGAAGCTATCAAGGCCATCAGTATACTTGGTGTGGCTTTGATGAACTGGGTAACTATGCAACCGATTATTGTTACCTCTATATGATTAGCCGCTTACGGAGCGCGGCGGGTTTAAAATGCTATATGCGGGCAACCGGAAACCCCGGAGGAGTCGGGCACAGCTGGATAAAAATGCGCTTTATCGACGGGAAAAAGCCGAACACGATTTACACCGATGAGATGGGGCGTACCCGCTGTTTTATTCCGAGCCTTTTAGATGATAACCGTATTTTGATGAAAAACGATCCCGAATATGAAAAGAGCTTAACCCTTTTGCCGCAGTACCTTTATGAAGCGTTACGGTACGGCAACTGGGATATTGTCGCAGGGGCGGCGTTTGAAGAATTTAGCCGTGAAGAACACGTGATTAAACCGTTTGCATTAGACGGCGGGCAATGGTTTAAATTTTGCGCAATGGACTGGGGCTATGCGCGGCCCTTTAGTATCGGGTGGTGGGCAGTCAATAGCGAAGGTAGGATGATACGGTACCGAGAACTATACGGCTGTGAAAAAGGGGAAGCGAACAAGGGTGTAAAAAAAAGCGCGAGCGAAGTGGCAAAAGAAGCGTACGCGCTTTCGGTAGCGGAGGGGGTTACGGTGATGGTAGCAGATCCCGCAGTTTGGAGTAAAACCGACAAAGAAGCGAGTATTGCCGAAAAGTTTGAAGCGGCAGGTTGGAAAATGATAAAGGCCAATAACGAGCGCATAAACGGAAAGATGCAACTTCATCAACTGTTAAAAACAAAGGGTGAGGACGAAAAGCCGATGCTGTTAGTCTTTGATACTTGCTTTGATTTTATCCGCACAATACCGCTACTCTTACCGAGTAAAGCACACCCGGAAGATATAGATACTGCGATGGAAGACCATATCTACGATGAGACGCGCTATGCGATTATGAGCGAATACGCGCGGCATCCTGCAAGAGCTTTACGAAAGCAGAACGGACAATGGAACTTTGCAAGCAAAAAAGCAAAAAGCGCAAGCTGGAACCCGTATGAGTTGTAATGGGTGATGGGTGATCTAAAAGAAAAATATTTTTTAAAAAGTTATATAACAAAATCAAAAGCTCCATTTTAGAATAGTTATTATGGCAGAAGTGAAAAAAGATGAAAAAGAGCTTTTAAGCGACATTAAAACGCTTTTTGAGCATCTTAAAACAAAGCGCAAAGTACACGAAGCCGAATGGCAGGACGTTACCACCTATATCGGAAGTAAGAACTTCGATTGGGATGAGGGGAAAGACGAGGTAACTCGTCCTAAGCGACATACCGGGCGGCCCGCAGAATATCTTGATAAGCTCGTTTCGGGGTTGATGGGCTACACCATAAGCCCGAATGTTACATGGCTTAAATTATCGTTAAGCGATGCATCGATGCTCGATTATATCGGGGTAAAAGATTGGCTTGAAGCTGCGGAAAAAGCGCTTTATGAAGAGTTTAACCGTAACAATCTTTATTCGGAAGCGCCCGCATTTATCGGAAATGCTGCGCAATTTGGGCACGGCGTAATGCTCATCGATGAGAAAAAAGAGGCGGCCATCCGCTTTATGACGGTTGCAGAGCCGGAAGTGTATATAGCGGTCAACGAGTGGGGGGACGTCGATACGGTATTCAGGTATTTTTCCATGACGGTAAAAAATATCATTGCACGGTTCGGTGAAGAAAACGTAAGCGATACAATCCGCAAAGATAGTGAAGATGCGGCAGGCAAGCAGAAGGAAATAAAAATCCTTCATGCGGTTTTTCCGCGCGAGGATTACGACGATGCAAAACTCGATGATAAGAACATGGCGTACGCAAGTTACTATATCGACATGGAAGGGGATGCCATCTTAGAAGAGTCAGGATATCACGAATTGCCGTATAGCGTTTTTATCTGGGAGCGTATTACGGCGAGCGCATACGGAGATAGTCCTGCGCGTAAAGCCATCCCCGATATGCGCCTTTTAAACAAAGCGGAAGAGGCGCGGCTTAAATTGGCACAACTTGCAGCAGAGCCGCCGATGAATGTGCCTGACAATATGCGCGGCGTCGAAAGCGTCGTTCCTGCCGGGTTTAACTACTATGAAAGTCCCGATGAGATTATGATGCCGATTAACATCGGGGCTAATTTTCCTATCACACTTGATACGGTGCGTGACCTCGAATCGCGCATCAAAGACAAATTCGACGTTGATTTTATGCTGATGCTACAGGCACAGGCAGCGCAAAAGACCGCGACGGAAGTTGTCGAGTTACAGGGTGAGAAAGCGGCAATGCTAACTTCTCTTATTGTCAATCAAAATAAAGCGCTTTCCGAGATTGTGCGCCGTACCTTTAATATCATGTACCGTCAAGGGAGATTGCTTGAAACGCCTGCCGTTTTAAACAATTCCGGGGCAAGCTTAAATATCGATTTTATCGGCCCTTTGGCGCAGGCCCAAAAGAAACACCACCAAGCAGGGGGTGTACAGATGAGTTTGATGCTTGCCCAGCCGGTCATTCAGTTATCCCCTGAAAGTATTGATTATATCGATGGTGATGCGCTTTTAAAAAACGTCCTTGAAACAAACGGATTCCCGCAGAATGCACTGCGAGAGGAAGAGGAAGTACAGAAGATGCGACAGGCACGGGCCGAGGCACAAATGCAAGCGATGCAAGCGCAAGCGGCGATGCAGCAGCAACAAGCGTTGATGGGAAACTACGATAAATTAAATGAACCGGTAAAAGAAGGAAGCCCGATACAAGAGCTTTCCGAGCAGTTACAAACAGGATTAGGAGAAGCAGATGGCGGAACGCAATAAGCGAGCTTGCGAGCTTCCGGGGTTTGAGACGGAAACCCCGGAAAAACAGTACGAAGAATTACAAAAAACATTTGTGCGTGTTTTTAAAAGTGCGGACGGAAAGATCGTATTAAATGCGCTTTTAAAAGACCTTTTCTATTTTGATGAGGCAACAAGCGACGCTGAAAAAGCGTTATGCGAATATGCTAAATTTTTTATAAGGGCGCGATTGGGAATAAAAAAGACGTTAGCGATAACGGACGCCTTTTTATCGAACCTTGACTAACCTTATAAAGCATGAGGCAAAGCGAAAGTAAAGGAGTAAAGGTATGGACGGACAGGATCGGGATACCGGCAATCAGCCGTTAGAGGGTGCGGGGAATAATGGCGCTACTTCTCAAGAAGCGGGCACAACCGGCACATCGATTGTAGGCGCTTTTGGTAAAGCTAAAACGGGAGAAGCGGGAGCTGGGAACGCTCCGGCAGATTCGACCGCAAAAAATGCACCGACAAGCGCACAAGGAAATGCAGCGGAAAAAGAACAGGCGGAACTGAAAGCATGGGGAGCGCAGCTATCGAAGGAACTCAAGGAGAATAAGGACGCGGTAAAGGCGTTAGCAAAGTTTGAAGATATTTCAAGCCTTGCTTCTTCTTATATCGAACTTGAAAAAAAGCTCGGCAGTATGCAAGCGATACCCGGCGAAAAGGCCACGAAGGAAGAACTTGACGCTTTTTATAAAAAGCTCGGGAAACCCGAGGCGGCCGACAAATACGGCTTTAAACAGGAATGGGAAGCGGAAAAGCGCTTTGCACAAGCGGCGTATGAAGCGAACCTTTCCGATGCACAGGCAAAAAGCCTTTATGCTTTCTTTCATAAAATCGGGGAAGACCAGAAGGTGCAGATTGCAGAAGCCTTAAAAACTCAGGCGCAAGAAACGGACGCTGCATTAAAAAAAGAGTTCGGGAATAAGGCGGGTGAAAAGATGGAGCAGTATACGAAAGCGTTGAAAATGTTCGGTACCGATGCAGTCTTTTCACAATTGGAACAAACGGGCTTAGCCTATCATGCCGATTTTGTAAAGATGTTTATTAAAATCGGCGAAACGCTTTCAGAAAGCCGCACGGTGACCGGCGGCGGTAATGCAAACGCGAAAGGCATTACATCAGCGCGAGACGGCGGCACGTTCTCATTTTTCGGGACATAAGAGTAAGGAGTAATGTATGCCAACTTTAAGCATGAGCGATCAGCTAACCGCATTGGAAGTAATGCGGAGAAGCAATAATCAAGACGGGTTTCATATCGTCGAACTTTTAAGTCAGACGAATGAAATATTAAAAGATATGCCGGTTCTGGAGGCAAACGACGGCACCGTGCATAACACGATTGTTCGTACTTCCCTTCGGGGCGGAACGCACCGTAAATACAACGAAGGTATTAAGCCGGGAGCGACTACGACGGATACGCTTCGGGACCGTATTACGATGCTTGAAGATTACAGCATCGTCGATAAAGACCTTGCCGAGCATTCAGGCAATGTAAAGGCGTTACGCGAAAGCGAGGCACAGGCGTTTTTAGCCGGTATGGGACAGACACAGGCGGAAGAACTTATCTACGGAGATAATGCCCGAAACGAAGCGGAGATAAACGGCTTTGCGGTTCGATTGAATGATTTGGCAAATAAGAACGTGATTAACGCAGGGGGGACGGGCAACCGCTGTACGTCGATTTATGTCTGCGCACTCGGCCGCGGCTTTGCGCATTTAATTTACCCGAAAGGCAGAAGCGATTGCGGTATTAAAACCGAGGATATGGGCGTACAGAATTGGCCGATGGGAGAAGGGCGCGTCATGCCTGCTTATGTGCAGTTTTTTTCTACGCATTACGGGCTTTCGGTTGCACACCCCGATGCGATTAAGCGTATCTGTAACATCGACCAAAACACCACAGGCGATAAGATTGTAGAGCTCATCCTTGAAGCGATGATTCGCCTTCCTGCCGGAACGCCGACGATTGCGATTTACTCCAATCAAGACGCCCTCGTCAAAATCGATAAGGCGGCATGGAGTAAAGGTAATGCCGTCTTTACGAGTATCGATCCGTGGGGTGAATTGATTACGCACATTAGAAAGGGGCGATGCCGAAGAGTGGACGCAATCCTTTCGACGGAACAAGCGCTTGTCTAATGGGTAATTTGTAATGGGTAATGGATAATGTAGAGCCGTTACCCAAAAGGAGATATAAAATGCTTTATGTGAAAAATTACAGAAAGAAACCTGTTGAAATTAAGGCGATAATAAACGACGGAAGCCATAATTGTTTTCTGGCAATAGCGAACCGCCCTTTTAATACAGGTTCGACGGTTACGCAAAATAATGACGGAACTATCAACATAGAAACACTCGAAGGTGTTATGAAAGCCGATGTTGGTGATTATGTTATTTGCGGTGTAAGCGGAGAACTCTACCCTTGCAAGCCCGATATTTTCAAAAAAACATACGATGAGGCGTAAACAAAGGAGTTTAAAATGAATAATTTGTATTTGGATAAACGGCTTGAATTTTCTGAAAATCAGGCGATTACGGCAAGTGCGGAAAGTGAAAATGCGATTGATTTCGGCGCGGAACACTGTAGCGCGGCAGGAAAAGCGATTGACATCAGGATAAAGGAAGATTTTGCAGGCGGTTCCTCGCTTGCCTTTGTGCTGCAAGATAGCGCGGACGGTGCAACGTACACCGATGCCCTTACATCCCCTACATTCCAAACGGCACAACTCAAGGCGGCGGGGCCGGACGTGTTTTATTCGCTTGTCATTCCCAAAGGCTTACGCCGGTTTATCCGCTTGAAGTATCAGGTAGCGGGAACGTTCACGAAAGGAAAGGTGCACGCCGTTTTAAACACCGAAGTCCTGATTTAATGGGTAGTGGGTAATTACTTAATGGCGAATTTTAAGCGTACGGTATTACCCATTTTTTTAAAAGCGTTTTTTATAAGGAGCATTGCATGAATAAAAAAGAGCTTGAAAAGATGCGGGAAAAATTAAAAGGGGAAAATCCGTTTTTAACGGAAGAGCAGATCGAAGATATTATTGCCGAAAGTGAAAACGGCGCAAGCGGAGAAGATACCGAAAGCGGTAAAAGCGGCGATGCAAGTGCCTTGCACACATCGGATCCGCTTTTAGCGGAGAAAGAAGCGCTTGCCAAAGAAAAGGAAGCTCTTGAAGCGGAAAAAGAAGCGCTTGCCGAAGAAAAGGCGGCGCTTTTAGCGGAGAAAGAAGCGTTGAAAGCAGAAAAAGAAGCGTTACTTACCGATGCTCCGCAGGCAAGCGGGAAAAGTGCCGGAAGCGATAACGGGAAAGCGGTAACGTACGAATGCAAGACGCGCTGTACCTTTAACGGGCAGTATTACCGCGAAGGGGACACGCTTACAACAAGCGGTGAAGTGCCTGATTTTTTCCAAGCGGTACAAGAAGGTGCATAAAGGGTAAAGCGTTTACCTTGAATGTATGATTTTTTTAAGAGGCTTTTCGGGGCGTATCTGCTGCTTTTTTTCCCTCCCTTTAGGCAGCGGCAATGCCTGTTAAGCCTCTTTTTTACACAAGGGAAAAGAGGAAAGTTATGAATATCGATCGAGCATTGGCAAATAGAGCGCTTGCGGCCGCGGGGCAAAGCGAGCTTAATAGCGCCGATAAATCCTCGAAAGCGTACCTTATGGTAAAAAAATTTTATCTTACTACCATACTTGAAAGCTTAGAGACTACTGCATGGACGAGCGGTAAAAAACGGAAGCCGTTAGAAAAAGCGGCTATCGATAACTATACCGATTTTAGCGGCGCGTACCGATTGCCGATTGATTGCGGAAAGATTATCGGCCTTACGGATAAGAGTTTTTATATTGTCGAAGGAAAAATCCTTTATACCGATTCAAATGAGCCGGTATTGGTGTACGTTACCAATGGCAGATTGCCGGAAGGAGTTGAAAAACCGCTTGATGATTTTCCCGATTATGATCCGCCTGAATACGAGGCAATGTTTTATCAAGCGTTTGAACTGCGCTTAGCGAGCAAGTTTGCCCTTGAGCTTTCCGGGAAACCCGATTTACACCAAATGCTTTTACAAGAAGCGGCGATGATTGAAGCGGCAGGCTATCGAAATTCAAAAACATTAAGCGCCGGAAAGAAAAAAGGGAATCAATGGTGGATAAGCTAAACGTAAAAATCACATGAGATTTTTATAAAGGGGTGCGGTCAATTATGTTAATTACGAATTTTGCAGGCGGGGAAGTCAGTAAAAATCTTTACGGGCGCATCGATTTACCGCTGTATCAAAAAAGCGTTACACGGCTTGAAAACTTTACCATTTTGACGCAAGGCGGCATTACGCGCCGAAGCGGGACGGAGCGAGTCGGAAAGCTCAAAGGCGCGGCACGGCTTATTCCGTTTATCGTCAATACGGCCGTCTCTTTTCTTTTTGAATTTGGGGCGGAGTATATCAGAATATGGAAGAACGGAACGCTTTTAGAGAATGCCGGCTATCCGATTGAATTTTTACCCACGCCTGAGCTCCCGCTTTATAAAAGCGCGGAGCTTGAAGCGGTTCAGTATGTGCAGACCTTTGACCGGCTGTATCTTACCCATCGGCACTATAAGCCGTATGTAATTACATGGCAAGGGGGAATGAGTTTTACCCTTGGCGCTTTGAGTATTACCGGCAATGCACAGCAAGTGCCGTTTCAACGGTACGATGAATATCCTGCGTGCGTAGCGCTTTTTTCGGGACGGCTTTTTTTAGCGAGCAGTACAAAAGAGCCGCAGAAGGTATGGGCAAGTAAGGTTTTTGATTATGGAAACTTTACCTATTTTGATACGGTCGTATCCTCATCTACTCAATTAAAAAAAGCGGACTTGAGAGTTTTTAGCGCAAAAGCGAGTAAGGGAAGCGCGACGCTTACCGCTGTTACGAAAGACTTTACCGGCATTACGAATATTGCAGATTACTATGTTTCCGGGCATAAGGGCGTGCCGAGCGGAACAAAGGTTGTATCGGTTACCGGCGATACGATGACGTTATCGAATGCGGTAACGGAAGATAAAGAAGATATGGTGCTTTCCATTCATTTATGGAAGAACCCCGAAAGCCCTGCGAGCGAAGATTATACCACAATAGAAAAAATCAATAATGTTACCGCCCCTTCTCATGCGTTCTATTTTGAACTTGCAAGCGATAAAAACGATGCGATTAAGTGGATGGCAAGCGCAAAAGATTTAATTATCGGCACGGAATGCTCCGAATGGGTTATCCCCGAAGGAGTAAACGCACAGCAAATCCAAGCGCAGCTACAGAGCCGGTACGGAGTATCCGATATGCAGGCGGCCCTTATCGGGCGGAGCGTTCTGTACATTGGGCAAGGCGGGCATACGGTGCGTGATTATAGCTTTGACTTTCAAGAGAGAAGCTATAAATCGATCGATGTAACACAGGCGGCAAATCATCTTTTAGCTGAAAATGCTGCCTGCGATTTTGATTATACCAATACGGCAAGCCCCCGCCTTTTTGTAAACCGAAAAGACGGCGCCGTCTGCGTGCTTTTATATGATAAAGATGCAGGCGTTGCCGCATGGAGCCTTATTATGTTAGGAGCCGGAAAGGTAACGAATATTGCAAGTATACCGGGAGATGCAGGGTATGATGAACTGTATTTTGAAGTTGAAAGAGACGGCCGCTATTATCTTGAGCGACTCTATGATGCGGCGGCGATTGCGGGAGGAGAAGAGGCAAAACAATCCGTATATCTTGATTCATACCGTCCGTTCACAAGAGAAACAGATGCAAGTGAATATGCAAATGCAAGCGTTTATGTCAGAGAGAGTAAAGAGCTTTTTGCGTTAGCTGCACTGCCTGAAAAGTACAAAGATTTTAGCAAAGAAATGTATATCGGCTATCCGTATGAATCGGTGGTAGAAAGCTTACCGGTTATCAATTCGAGTGAAAACAATAAAAAGCGGATTGTAAGCCTTTCCATTCGCTTTTTAGATTCGTATCTTCCGCTTGTCTCGCAAACGGATACCCCTGAACAAACAATATACAAAGAAGAACCTTTTTCAGGTGTAGAAAAGGTACCGGTACAGGGCGGCTTTGAGCGGGATGTTTTTTTCAAGTTGCGTATGGCAAAATGCGAGCGCTGCACGATTTTAGCGGTGAATGCGGAGCTTGCCTAACGGTAAAAAGGGGAAATAAAAATGAGTATTTTGGCCGGTTTAAGTGCGATATTCGGGGTACTTGGCGCTGGGTTCGGTGTTTTTCAAGGGCTGCATCGCTCATGGGATGAGCAGGAGGACATAGCGGCAAAACGGGAATACGAGCGGCAGACGCGAGAGATGCGGATAAAAAACCAGCAGGCGCATACCAATCGGGAAATAGGGTACTCTATAGATGCTTTTGAAAAAGAGCGAGAAGATGCGTTCCGTAAAGCGGATGATATATGGCACCAAGGCGAGCGTATCGATATGCGCTCCGATCTTGATGAAACGCTTACCGGCAGGGCGTTCAACTTAGCGATGCAGAAGAATAATCTTGAAAATGAAAGCCTGTTATTGCAGCAGCAGCGGGGAAGGCAGGAGTTTGTAAACCGGCAGGGTGCGCAAGTCGCGGCCCTTGGCACGAGCGGTGCACGTGCCGGAGCAAATAGCGCCGAGCAGCTTTTGACGCAAAACGAAGCGAACTTTAATCAAGACCTTGATTTGATGAGCCGTCAAAGAGAAACACAAAAAGAGATAAACCTTATGCAAGCGGTTTCATCTCTTAAAAGCGGGATGTTTCGCATTGACGAACAGCGCGATCAGGCCAATATGGCTTTCCGTGATTCTACGCAGCTACGGGATGATTATACCGGAGAAATTGTCGATAAAGATTTCGGCTTAGAAATAGAAGCCGTTCATAAAGACTATGAAGCGAAAAAAGATTTGGCAAGGTCATTAGTTTTTTATTCTCTGCAGCCTAAAGAAGTGGAGGATTTACTAAAGCAGTTTGATACTGAAGAACAACAAAAAATAGAAGAAATTAAAACTGCACATGCACAAAAGAGCAATACCGGCGGGCGGGTAGTCAAGTTATTTAATAAAAAACTTTACAATGCACGTGCGGATTTAGCAGACAATATCGATTTACAGAATTTAGACGGCGGCTTTAAGCAGGCGGCACTGCAACGCGCGTATGATCGTGCACAGTATACCGTTATCGACGGGATTACGGATGCGTTCAAAGGTCTTGATTTCGGTATGAAAGCTGCCGGTAAGGTCGCAGACTTTGCTAATAACTGGGGAGATGGCGGATCGGCAGGGAATACAATGGCAATGAATACCGGCCGAGCGGCAGGCGGTAAAAGTGCTTTTTCTTTAGGCTTTGGCAATGAGGATGCACTTTACGGGCGGGTTAAGCGGTATAAAGATCCGTTCGGTTTTATGTTTGGCTAAGTTAAGGAAAAAAAGATATGGGAAAATACGGTGTTTTTGATGCTTTCCAAGCGATAACGGGGGCAACCGTATCGGCTTTAGATGAGCTTGATAAGCAGAATAGATTAAAGGCGGAAATGGAAGTACAGGACGCCGCCTTAAAAGACAGAGAAGCGTTTGATCAGTTTATGCTTGACCTTGAAAATAGTAACGACTGGGAAAACTACGAAAAGCGGTGGAATGATTATAAAGTAGCTGTCCATAACGATACGGCAAAAGGATTATCAAGCCCGTTTGCGCGGCGGGTGTACGATACGCACTATAAAAATACAGAGATGGAACAGCGGCTTGTTATTAAACACGTTGCACAACAAAAAATGAGAGCGCAAGATTTTACCAAGGGCTTTGATTATATCAATAACGTTATTACAAGCCAGTCGTTTCAAGATACGGAAGCAATCGCAGAAGACGGAAATACATACACAAAGAGCGCGACACAGCAAAAAAAAGAGCTTATCGATCAAAAGCTTTATACGATGTATGAGGCGGGCCTTTTAAGCTATGAACAATTTAATCAAGGTATGCGCGATTCGTATGCAAGCCTTATGAAGCATGAGATGGTAACGGCAGGGAAAAATCTTGTCGATGAGGGAAAAAGTATTGAAGAGGTAACGGCTTCAATACAGAATTATAAAAATGAGTTTGTAACAGCGGCAGGCGGGCGCGTGAGTGAAGAAGCGGTAAAGGATGCGGCGCGAGAAGAAATTGAAAATTATTTTTATAAACAACAGGCAATACGGTACAAAAACGGCGAGCAAGGGGCAAGCCGGATATACCGCAAGATGAGCGATGCCCTTGCAAAAGGAGATTGGGATGCCGCGTATAGTGCAGCCGATGAAGGGCGCGCATTCTTACGCGATTGGGATGCGAAATACGGCGGTAACGGCTTTGATGCGAATGTGCGGGATGAGTATTCGGATAAATTTATGTTAAAAGACGATGTAAAAATCGCAGGACAATTCGGCGGTCTTGCACGTATGAAAAGCGAAGAAGAAGCAAACCTCTGGCTTTATACATTGAAACATGGTTGGAAAAATAAGGACGGTACCGTAACTCTTTTTAAAATGAATGAGGTAATAAACGTTATTACCGGAGAAGGTCTTGAAGCAAAAGCAAAGCTTTTAGGAAGAGAGCAGGCGATGGCGCATGCATACGAAACTCTTGCAAAATTGAATGAAGCAATTTCAAAGCCGCCGCATTGTAATCAAGGAGTATCATACAGTGTAAAAAATATTGAACAGAGCTTGAGGCGTGTTATGGAAAAAGACAAACACTTTAATACGCTTGAAGGGCAAGCCAAGTTAAATAGAGTATTGGGAGAGGCAATAGCGCAAGCGTATGATTATCTTAATACAACGCCATTCGATAAGCAAAAGCCGGAAGATATAGAAGATATTATCATCGCTTGCGCATTACGGGCAAACGGTGGCGTTGAAATCGGATCGTATGTATTTAACAACGAGGTAAAACAGATGCAGGATGCGGCTAAGGTTGCCGAATCGGTTGCAGGTGAATCCCAACGAGGTTCCTACGGGGAAGATTTTAGCACTCCGGAGGGACGAGAAAGAAGGGAACAACTCCGCAATGTTGCGGTAGAAAGTATTAAAAAGATTGAGAACCTTACGAGTAACGATGCGGTTCTTGAAAAGTATCAAATCGATATTCTGGAAGATGGGCGCGCAGTTGCAAAGGATAGGGAAAACGGAGACTTCGTACACGTATTCGGTTGGATTGAAAATGAATACGGCAAAAAAGAATACCGCCGGTTTGAACCTAAAAAGCAGGCGGACGGTACGTACACGTATACTCCCGATACAGAGCGGGCAAGTGAAGTTCAAAAAAAGAAGCAGAGGGAAGAAAATGACACCCGCGACTTTATCCGCGATGTGAATACGCTTGGAACCCGTGGAGATGAATATTCAAGTAAGAGTGAAACAGCAAGCGAAACATTTATGAACTTTGCTGAAAAGATTCCTGCACAAGATAGGGAACTTTTTACAAAGATACGGGATAGCTACGGCGCACGGGATGACTTTAAAACCGGCGGCGTCAGTAACGCCGCGCAAGAAAAGCGCATTATAGACACCTTCAAAGAAGGGGTAAAACGGCTTCGAGATTTTGAAAAGAACGGAACGTCTCGTATTCCTTCCGGTATAAAAAACGGCTTTTTTGCCGTGTATGATCACCTTGAAAATGACTATCAAAAAGTTTCTTTTATTGACGCATACGAATACGCACGAGAACACTCAGGAAATGGCGGTATATCGCTTGCCACGGCAATAGAGAAATACAGCGCCTTGCAAAAGGAACGGCAGCTTGGCGGAGAGAATTTGCTTGATAAGCCCTTGTATAAGAGATTAAAAAAAGAAGGAAGGTAAGTACATGAGCGACGTAGCATTATTAGACGATTTAGAGTATGAGCGCACCTCGTATGATAAACACGGAAGGACGCGCTACTACCGGCGGAACCCTGCCAATTTTTTCGATGCCCAAAGCGCCGCCGAAGCGAAGCAGCCGGATTTTTCATTTTTAAATCTCAGCGTCGAACATATTGCAGAAACGATTCAAAAACGCCGAAGGGAAAAGGAAGAATACAAAGAAAAGTATTTAGTCAATTTAACAGAGCAACAACATGATGTCTTAAACATGATGCTTGAGAAAGCGGATAAACCGGAAGAAAAAATCTATGAATTTGCAACGGCGATTAAATACGCAGAACAATTTAACTTGCCGCTTGATTTTGCCTATCAGAACCTTGAAGCCATTAACCGGCAGTGGCTTGGAAGCGGCATCGCTCCGAGTAAGGGGAATTTTAAAGCAGTCGTTGATAGCTTTTCTATCGGGGGCAATGTTTTAAAAATGGGACACTTGGGCAATGCGCTGATGAATGCGGAAAAAAGCGGCAATAAACGGGAGATTGCCTACGCATTACAAGATTTACAAAGATTAGAAGATGAAAACGCTTCGCTACAGGATTCGATGCCGCGCGGTTGGGTGGTGAATTTACTTAAAAGCGGAGCGCAGGCACTTCCCTTTCAAGCGGCGACAACCGTTCCTGCGGTGTTTGCCAATCTTTTAGGAAGCCCTCTTTTAGGCGGCATTGTGAGCTTTGGCCTTTCAAGCGGTGTAACAACAGGATCTGAATACTGGGAGCTGCGAAAAGCCGGAGTAAAGCCTGACCTTGCCAGAAATATCGCTTATACCTCCGGGGCAGTACAAGGCCTTATTGAAACATCATTAGGCAATGTCGCAGGTATTACCGGCAAGGGACTCGGAGCGGATAAAATTGCTAGCAAGGTTATCACACGGCTCAACGCTAAGGGAGCATTTGGGAAACTGGCTAAAGGTCTTATGTTTTACGGTGCAGACCTTTTAAGCGAAGGAAGTGAAGAAGCATTACAAGAATTGGTGAGCGCCGGAGGGAAAGAGCTTGCTGCAGTCTTGCAGGGTGAAGGGGTAGAAACCGACGATGCGCAAACGATTGCACGGAACGTGTGGGAAAGCTTTAAAGGCGGCGTTGCAGCCTCTATTGTTTTAGGTATTCCGGGGGCGATACAATACACGAAAGCGGACATAAAAGAAGCCGGTAACTTGAAAAAAGCGGCGATTACCACCCCATCAGAAGAAGTTTTTATCAATGAGCATAAAAATAGCCCCGCTTTTGAAGGAATGACAGAAAGCGACACGAAAGAAGCACTCCATACGATTTTTAAAGCCCAACAGCACGAGCGGGAGCAATTCCAAAACAGTAAGGCCAAAAGCTATGAAGAGTGGCTTGCCCCCGATGCCCGCATTGAAGGAGAGACGGTACGGGATGATAAGGGGCGGGTTGTTTATGAAACCGATGCGGAAGGAAAGCCCGTCTACGAGGAGACGGAAGCGGGCCTACAGAAAAAACAAAAGAAGTACGGGAAAGCGGCGGATGTTGTTCGCGCCGGTGAGCGGCTCTACCTGAGCGAAGGATACCGGCACGAGAAGCAAAACGGGCGCATTGACGGGGAGTACATTGTCGGAAACCCCACCGAGCAGACCGAGTATAACGATTACGGGCATATCTATTATTCATTCGATAAAAAGAAGAACACGGTAACGATTAAAGGCGTCGAAATGGAAAGCGATGCGTACGAGTCTATTATAAAAGAGTTTGTGCGGGATTTCGGCGAAAAGTTTACCGGCGCGGAGATCGTTTGGGAGCCGAAAGGGGAAGCACTCCAAAAGATAAAGGCAGAACTGATTGCAGAAAACCCGCGCGGGGAAAAAGCGGGCTTACAGTATTTTGCAAATGAAACAGCAGAAGCGGAGACCCGCGCGGCGATAAAGCTTAACGAACGATTAAAAGAGACGATGCCGAATCTGGATAACATTGAACGAAACGTCCTTATAAAAGTTTTTAATGCGTTAGCACAGGGGAAAGGGGTAGATACCGAAGAATATTTAAAAACTCACTATGCCGATGAAGTTTTTACCAATACGCCCCCGGTCGATATGAGCCGTATTGCAGCGCAGGAAGGGATAAACACTAAAGAGATAAAAGGTGCCATCGAATTTAAAGAGCTTTCAGGGTATGTTAAACGGCTTATCTATGTCAGTGAAAAGGCTGATTTTAGTACGGTAGTCCATGAAGTAGCGCACGGAGCGCGGATGTCGCTTGAGGGGGAGCTTTTGCAGAAAGCAGAGAAAGCCTTCGGCGTTGAAGGCGGCAAATGGAGCCGAACGCAAGATGAAGCGTTTGCGCGTAGTTTCGAGCAATACTTATTAGAGGGAAAAGCGCCAAACGCGGAATTGAAAACGGTGTTTCAAAAGGCGGCGGAGTTTTTAGCGCGGATATACAAAAGCTTAAAAGAAATCATCCACATAAACGACGATGTGCGCGCCGTCTTTGATGAACTTTTAACCGGAGAAAAAAGCGTACTGCGGGAAGCGGAACAGAACGCACAGCAAACAGAACAACGCAACCGCAGCAGTATAAAAGAGTTCGGTCAAAATTATACGGATTATTATCACAAGGGAATAGAAGCTCTTGAGAAGGTTTTACAGGAAAAGAAAGGGCAGGTTGTTGGAGCCTTTACCAGAGCAGACATCGGAGATATTGACGTTGTTTGGGGCAATGAGAAGATAGGGCTTCAAAAGATAATTACAAAGCACTTAAACGATTTTGAACCGTTCGGAGCCGGTGAACAAGGCGTTATTCACGGTATCGGGGAAATCGTAGATAAAGGGACTTTAAAGGAAAACAACGGGGTTAATACCATCACCTACGAAAAAGACGGAAGGAGTTTTAGAGTAGGTTTAACAAAAGGCTGGAATGGAAAAGGGGAAAATCAATGGATTATAACGGCATATGAAGAAAATACAGGAAGCGGCAAAGGTAAGACCCTTTCTGCTGTTACCGAATTTAATCCTTCGCAGACACCCGAAGGAACCGCCGCCGTTACCGATACAGTACAAGAAAAAGGGGATGCCGTCAAGGCAGGGGAGACAAAAAAGCAGATAGTAGAGGAGGCATACCGGCAGGCAACTGAAGCGGCGCGGAAGAAAATGCAGGAAAGCATACAGGCGGCGGAAGCACGGAAGGCCGACCTTGAGCAAAACGGTGAGCAGTACGAAAAAGAAGCAATCGAATTTTACAAGGAGCACTATCCGGCATTAAGCGAAGCGGACATAAAAGAGAAGATGCACAAGGAAGCGGCGCGGGTGCGAATGAGCTATGAAGCCTTTACACAAATGCAAGCGCAAGAGGCGCGGAACTTGAAAAACTTTGGCGATGTGCTTTTTCAAGTAGAACAAGAGCTTTTTGACGAGGTAGCCGAGAGCACCGATGCAAAGAATGCAAAAGAAGCACTAGAAGAAGTTATTACCGTCGGAGATCCCGAGGCGCAAACGTGGAAGCTCTTTTACTCAAGCGCCGAGGAGCGGGCAAAGGCGGATAAAACATTCCGCGATGCAATCGGGCCGGAGCTGGAAGCGGCGCTGCAGAAGGACATAAAAAACGAGCGGGTAAAAGACGAAACCTTTTTAAAAATGACGGAAGAAAAAGAAGCCTTGCGCTCATTTTTAAAACAGTATTACGATGCAGAGCGTGCCCATGCCATACCGGCGGAACTTACCGCAAACCTTGACGGCGTATTTCCGGCCGTTGCAACTGCCATTAGTACCGGCAAACCCTTTACCGAAAAACAGCAGCGTCTTGCGATGGATGCGATTAAGCGGAATGTCGCTTCTTACCGTAATATTTTTGCCGAGATTAACGGATACACGGCGTTACGGAGCCTTACGGATGCAGAAAAGGCTTTTACCGAATCTTTTAGTAGGGCCGCGACAGAAGGGCGCGTTAGCCGGGCGGAACAATCTCCGCAAGAGGGGCAGCAAACAGGGGCAAGAAGCCGCTCCGATATCGATGATGCGCGCTTTTTAGAAGAGATGGCGGACGATGAAAAACTGAACGCTTTTTTAAAAGAAGCGGCCGAGCTTTCCGCATTTGACTTTAAACACAATACCCCCGCAGACGAGCAGGAGCGGGCATATTTTGAGGAGGTAAAGCGGAAGCAAGAGCGGATATACCGCGAGATGCGGAACTTTTCATGGAAGGGGACGCTTGCAAAAGTGCTCCATGGAGAAGCGCCGTCTGAAAAATCCATTGCGAATATCCGGGGCCAGATGCAAAATGCCGCGCATTCGTTTCGCTCCCTGTATGCCGACATTATGGAGCGCCCTGATTTACGGGTACAGGACGCCGACACAACCGATGCGCGTATTACAACGCGCTTAAAAAGCCGCCCGTATAAGAGCGTTACGCTTGAAACCTTAAAACTGGAACAGATGAGCAACGCCCAAAAGGAAGCGCTTATCCGCGCCCTCGACAACGAAGATATTGAACAGCGGGTACGGCAAGGGGCTATCACCGGCGAAGACGTTGAATATATCCAAGGACTTGTGCGCTCAAAAAATCAGACCATTAAAGGGCTTGAAGCGGAGCTTATGGATGCACGGGCGGAAAATCACAACGACACAAAAAGAATCGGCGAACTTGAAAGAAAGATTAAAGATGAGCGGATAGCCCGTGCGGTGTTAGCCGACACGATTAGGGCGCGAGACGTGGCATTAAAGGCGGTTATGAAGCGGATTAGTTTAAAAACCTGCGATGCAGAACACGCGCAAGGGCTCGCGGCCGTACAATGGTTTTTAAAAGACAAGGTGCAAAAAGCCTTAAAGGCAAACGTTGATTCTGATGAACAGCGAATCCGGGAGGCGTACACCCTTTGGAAAACGAACGGTGAATATCGGCAAACATTAGCGCGTATGAGTACCCGGAAAAAAGAAGGGGATTTTAAGCAGCTTATTAGTAACCTTGATAAAAAAGACTTTAAGGACTGGACAGCGGACGATAAAAAGTTAGCACGCCGCCTTATTCCCGCCCGCAATAAGTTTTTTAGCTTAGGCCTTTATGCGAGAAGTGAGCAGAACTTTACCGATATGCACACAAGCGACCTTGCGCCGGAAGCGATTGATGCGGCGGTGAGTAAGATACTCCCAGAAAATCTTGTTGCAAAGTTAAAGCACCAGCCGCTTAAACAATGGACGGTTGACGAGCTTATTAGTTTAGCGCAGGTGATAGAAGAAAAGCACCGTGAAGGACGGCAGAAGTACACGGCAAAAATTGCGGCAAAACAGGCGGAGGCGGCGCGAATACGGGACGCTTCTATCAAGACATTACGGGGTGCGAAAGGGTATAGCGATGATAATGCAGGGTGGAGCGAGGATGAAAAGAAGAAAAAAGGCGGCTTTGACGCGCTTAAAAGAAAGTTAAAATATGCGGCAATGCGCCCGTATGCGTTTATCGAAATGCTTGACGGCGGAAAGCGCGGCGCTTTGTATGATATGCTGGAATTTGAGCAGCGGGAATGCTATAGCCGCTTTAAAGAGGGAAGAGATAACCGCATAGAGGCGTTTAACAGCTTTTTAGAGAAGCAGGGGTTAACGCTTGCCGACTTTGAGAAGAAAAAGACGTTTGAGAATTTTTACGCAGAGCGGGAACAAAAGAGCCTTACCCTTACGGTACAAGAAATACTGGGGGCATACTTAGCAAGCTTTGATGAGAAATCCCGGGCCGCCGTACAGTATGGGAACTTTGCCGAGCAGCATGAGCGGGATATGGCAAAACAAGCGAATAGTTACGGCGCTTTAGATTCGTTTACCGAAGCGCGCTACAATGCCGTGCTTGCGGAAGCGGAGCGACTGATGGCAGATGATGCGCGGTTACGGGCGGTGGTAACATACCTCAAGGATGAATACAAAAAAGAGGGAGCGCGGTTACGAGAACATAACATCACGGTTAATAACGCCCTTACCGAAATACGGGAGGATTATTTTCCGATGCAGCGGCTTGACGTTTTAGGGGAAGAGGATGCACGGCAAACGCAGAAAAAGATCGTCGGTGAACACGCGACCGGCACCCGGCACGGCATAGAAAAAGGCCAAACGAAAGCACGTATCGTTATCGGTAAGGGGAATCAAATGCCGATTAACCTTGCCGCCCTTACAACGTACTTTTCAAGCGTGGAGGCAAACGAGCGCCTTTATGCGTATGATGCATACGCGCAAAAACTAAACCGCGTTATTAAAGGCTATGAAGCAAAAAACTTCCGGCGCACCCTTGAAAACGCATATGGAAGCGAAGCCGTCCGCTATCTTGATAAGCAGGTTAATACGATTATCGATCCGACAGCCGGACGGGTGTACTCCGATTCGGATAAACTGTTGCGCGTTATCCGGGGCAATACCGCAGTTGCCTATTTAGGTTTTAAACTTTCAGGCATTATCAAACAGGGGATTTCAAGCCCTGCGCCTTTTATGCAGTACGTGAACCCCCTCCACTATGCAAAAGCGGCAAGCGATTTAGCCTTTCATCATAAAGAGATGGTTGAGTTTATCTATAGCCGCTCAAAACTGATGCAAGACCGCAGCTTTGACATGATGCAAACCGTTACCGAAGAACTTGCACAACAGGCAAAGACGAAAGCAGGTAAAGCGCTTACCCAAGTACAGCAATTCGGGATGCAAGGGCTTGAAGTCATTGATAAGGTATGCGTTGCTCCCGGCTGGCTTGCCGCGTACCGGGAAGAAGCGGCGCGGCTTACGGAAGCAAACAAAAAATTAGATAAGCCGAAAACCGACAATGAAATCGACCGTGCCGCAAGCCGTTATGCTGATGATGTACTGGTTAGGACGCAGCCGTCAGGCAGGGCCGAAGAACTTGCCCCGCTTTTCCGTGAAGGAGGAGAAGCCTTGCGCCTATTGCTCCAGTTTCAAAGTTCATTAAACGTTATCTATAATAACTTACGCCACGATTTACCGAATGCGATTAGAAACAAACAGTACAAACGGGCGGCAGGAATTGTAACAGGCTACGCATTAGCCGGTATAATGACAGGGCTCGTTACGGAAGGGTTCGGCGGCGGCGATGATGAGGATGAGCCTTCCACGCCCGATAAAATCAGAAAAACGATTTACTTTGCTTTTACCCAAGGGGCCGACAGCGTGCCGGTGATTAACGGGATGGTGAATAGTTTAAGTGAAAAGCTTATCACCGGTAAGACGAGTTACCGCGGAAGTACGAGCCTTTATCCGGCGTTTGAAAAAGCCGTGCAGGGAACGGCCGCGCTCCGCGATGCGGATATACAGAAGGCAGCGCTCCGCTATGCGGAAGCGGCAGCGTTGACAGTAGGCTTACCGACATCGGGAACAAAAGAAGCCGTCTATGCCGCCGAGCAGGTTTTTAACGGAGAAGCACCGAGTGCGATATGGGGGCGGAGATAAATGGGTAATGGGTAATGGGTAATGACTAGGAGGGTGTAAAATGAATTTACAGTCGGAAGATAAGAGCAATAAGGCGTTGATCGTCGGAACGTTGAATGTTTTAGGCGGCATGAAAAGCGATGAGCTTACCGCTATCCATACGCATTTGCAAACCCATGACGGCGTACAGTCTCGTATCATTGCCGATATGCAAAAACTTTATGAAAATATTTCCGCAGACGGCGTTATTACCGCCAATGAAAAGCAGATGCTTAAAAAAGAGCTCACCATTATTGAAACCGAATACCCGATCATCGTTAGCAAAGCGGAGGCGGCAAAGAAACCGCAAGCGGATATTGAAACGTATGAAAATGCCTATCGTATTTTAGTCGAGTACCTGTATAACGACATACGTATTTTTGACAATATGAGTGAGCCGATTTCCATCGAACGGGATGTTTTTAATACGCGCTTTGCAGAGTATTATAAACGGCGGGCGGTATTACAGATCGCAGAAGACGGAAAGCCCGCTGATATGTCTTTTCCTGCCGATGAGAACGCTTTAGTACATACCTGCTTCGATGAGATACCGCAACAGCTGCCTGCCGTTAATCCTTC